CATCAAATATTCGTCGGTAAACACCGGCCCGCCCGGCATCGCAGCCAGGATCGCGTCGCGCTCCGCACGCACCTTGCCCAGATCCTGCGGCTCCCACATAGAAAACCGTGGTGCATCCTCTTCAAAGTTGCGTCCCACCACCCACGTGATGGCCTCGTTGATGACCGATTCGACCAGGCGCTTGTCAGCATCGCGGATGTCTTCGGCCACCAGCAATCCGGCTTGTGCGCTGGCATTGGTCGTATCGGCCTCGGTGGTCTGATCCTGCCCCAAGAGCGCAATCGAGACTTCCGAGCGACACCAGCGCAGCAGCTTGTCGAACACCTCGGCAGACGCACCCTTGCCGCCCGCCTCCAATATCTCAACGCTCGCATCGTCCGGGATCACCGCCACCGCCGTGGACTGCATGGCCTCCAGCGCAAACGCCAGCAAATCCGCCTCGTCCTGGGGCGTCGCGCGCGGATGTTTGCCAATCAAAAACGGACTGCCGTACTTCTCGGTGAACTTGAGCCAAAACTCCATCCCGCCGCGCTTGAATATCGTCGGCCAGTAGCAGCGGGATAAATCAGCCACGCCGTAGGGGTTGTCGTAGCTCGCATCTTGACGCGCCACCAGCACCTTCTCGTCGGCCACGATAAGGCCTTCTGGCCCCGCATCCTTGTCCCGAAAGCGCAGCCGGTTCTCTTCATCAAACCCAAACCATTCCGCAGGCTTGCCCTGAACATCCAAAATCACGTGATGGCCGTCCTCTACTGCCCACGTCACCTCCAACGGCTGATACCCATAGAGCGTTGCATCCAGAATCTCCGAGATGATCCGGTCAATCTTCCAGCCCGAGAGCATCTGTTCGACAAACTCGACCACGCGCGCGTCAGCATTTTTCTGCTCTATCCCGTATTCCAGCGCCAGCACCGCCGCCTTGCGTCGTCGCACACAACCGCCCACGTGCGCGTCCGCCCGCAGATCGCGATAGACCTGAATGCTCTGGCCCATCTTGCGCAGCACCGGATCCGGATTCGGCAACCATTGGCCCATGCCGTTCGCCATTGCGCCAGCAACCCGTGCACGCGTAGCAATCGCCGTTTTTTGGGGTTTTTCCGAAAACGCCACAAAACGATTGGGCGAGACCCAGATACCGTTCTTTTCCCTGACTGTGCTCATACCCTCAATACCCCTTCAACAACCCAGCGCTGGCCCGGGTTCCCCTGGTATGCACCCGCACCGGCCCCTTGTTCAATTCGCGGCTCGCGTAAAACGCCAACGCCAGCGCAATCGCCGCATCGCCGTGACGCTTGCCCGCGTCTTGCCCCTTGGCGCGTACGTCAGGCAGCCGCGGCACGCCCTTGATCACCTGCAAGGCTCGCAAATCGGCCAGCACGTCCGCGTCGCGCGGCAAGTTCTCCAATGTCCCGTCTTCCAATGCCGCCTTCATCGGCGGCAGGTGTTCCCGATACCAGCCCTCGGAGAGCATGACTTGCTGAATGCGCGTCGGCCCGTATCGCTGCATCGCCACCTCGGCCAGATACTGGCCGTTGCCTCTGGCATCAAACGCCGCACCGAGCAAACGCGGCAGACGATCCAGCAAATAAAACGTGATTTGCTCCTGCTGGCGGAAAGGGACATTGCGAAGTTCCAGGATAAAGGGCACCTTGCGCGTCAAATTTTGGGTCTGGATCAGCGGCACATGCACGCTCAAATCGCCACTGCGCCCGAAGTCTTCACCGTGAAACGACACGCCCGCTTTGGGCAGAGAAGAAAGCACCGGCGCGACCGTAGCCTCCAACCAATCTCGGCATTCGGCGGCGCGGATTTGATCGGCCAGCAACTCAAACCCATCTTTGCACGCCCAACGCAGCACCGGGGTGTTTGCCGACATGCGCGATTCAATCAACGCACGCGACAGCCACGCGCCGCCCGAATTGGCAGGGATACAGTCCAGTTCCTCGGCGGCACCTTCGCCATAAAAGGCGTATACATCCGCCGCCCATGCTTTCTGCGCCGCCACTGACCACGGCTTTTGCTGGCGCACGCAAACCCTCTGGTACAGGCCATCGGCCAACGCATCTGCAAACGTGACGCGATGCACCACACCCTTGCGACGCCCAGCGCGGATGTCCGTGACCAGCTCATTGAACGGGTTATCGACCCCGTTGTGCGTCGAAATGACGTGCACACGACCACCCCAAATCAGCATCGCCAGCGCCGCCTTGAGCAGCTCGCCCAGCTGGTCGTGAAACGCCGCCTCGTCGATGACGATCAACCCTTGCCGCCCACGCAGGTTCGACGGACGGCTGGATAACGCCACGATCCGAAACCCCGAATTCGGAAACCGAATCGTGTACGTCTTGATGTGGCGATCAGCCTCGTCCTCGCCCTCCCAAAACGCTTCCTGCAACTCCATCGCCGCACGATTGAACACCTTGGCCCACATCGCGCACGCCTGAATGTACTCAATCGTCATGTCCTGGTTGTAGGCGATGTAATACACGTTCTGACCGCCCACGCTGGCAGCACTTGCCGCCGTCAGAACGTTGTCCGCCGCCTCGGCCCACGTCAGCCCCGTGCGGCGAGACTTCTCCACGACCTTCAACGGCGATTTGTCCGCCACCCAACGCTGCTGATAGGGCAAGAGCGCAACCGTGGCTGCGGGCTTGGATGGGGTGGCTTGTGCCGCCTTCACGCCACCGTCCCCAACACCTTGAGCATCTCGCGCACCGACGCATCCGACATCCCGCCTTGCCGCGCAATCTTCTCCACATCCACTGTCGCCGCTTCCAATCTCGCCCGCACTTCCGTCTGAAACCGTTTCAGATTCACACTGGCGCGCGTCAACGTGGCGATGTTCTTGGCCGCAGCCGACAGCAGCTTGACCCGCTCTGTAGGATCAAGGTCTGCATCGCCCGCTTCCTGCAAATTCAGAATCGTGTCAAACAATTCCGTCTGCACCAGTGCGTGCAGCGCCTCGCTCCTGGCATCTTGATCATCCTGTGCCGCCTCGGTGATCAGCTTGGCCGCTTCGGTGCTCGCCCGGATCGCCGCCATCCGCCGCTCTACCTTTTGGCCGTGCCGGTGTATCGCGGACTTTGATAATTCAAACCCGCGCTCGCGCAGCAAACCCTCCAGCTGCGCATAGCCGCTGAAATTGCGCTCGGCCAGCGCCCGATCCAACCACTGACGCACGTCCTCGGGAAGTCTGGCTATGCTGCTGCGCCGCGCCATATCACGTCCAATACTTTTCAGGCCGCGCAATGCCCGGCTCGCACGCAATCGTGTACTCGGCTATGTCCGCGCCCACGCGCGTGAGCTTGCCCCACCAGCGACCAGACGGCTCCTTGCGCAAGCGGATCAAATCGCGCCCTTGCAAATAATCCAGTTCGCGCCGCACTTCGACCGCAGACGCATCCGGGTAAATCGAGCGCATCGTGCTTTGGACAATCTCCTCTGCCAGTTCCTCGGGCCGCGCGTTGTTTAACGCCAGCAACAAATACCAACGCAGCGTCTCACGCCGCACCTTGTGCATGTCGATTGCCGTCATGGGGTTTTCCTTTCCTGCCGCGGCGGGCTGTGTTGCAGATGAAAATTCTCGAACCGCAGCGCCAGCGCGTCCAACTTGGCCTCAATCACCGTCTGGTTTCTGACGTAATCTTCGCGGCGTACATAGTGCAGCGGCAGATCCGCCTTCAGTTGCAGCAACTCACGCTCAAAGTTTCTCTCCACGTCGCGCCCGCGCTGCATGTCGCGTTCGACCGCAACAAATCGCTGCTCCAGGCGCTTGTCGATTTGGGACAACAGAATCTTGCCCAGTGTCACCAGCACACCCAGGAATGTGAGCGCCAGCGAAATCAACTGCCACAGTTCAATCGTCATGCTCGCATCCCCATCCTGGGCACCCTCATGCTTTCCTCCATCTCCTGGCAATCCACGCAACGCTGGCAACCCGGCACCGCCCGGTCAAGGCCGATGCGCCCGCGCCCTGGGTACGCGCCAACACCTGCGCCAGCGCGATCTCCCGCGCTTGTTCTTCTAGCTGCGTCGCCCGATCAAACTGGTCCATCATTGGCCTCCGTTGCTGGGCACGCGCACCGCCTCAAACGCCGCCTCGCACGCCAGCCCCGCTACTCGGGCCCGGTCAGCCGCTCGTGCGTAGCCTTGCGCCAGATCGTCAAGCTCTCCAAGCAAGTCGGCCAGCACTCGGGCGGGCGCGGCGCTTGTCTCGCATTGGCAGGGAGCGGCGGTATGCTCGGGGGTGCGACGGGCGCGGGCCGCGTAGCGGGCGGCGACGTCGCGCACCCGCAAATCAGCAGCAGCACGCTCAGCGGCCACCACCGCCGCCAGTTTCTGTCCGGCTTCATCACTTACACGC